AGCTTCGCACGCATGGTAAAGGTCGTTGTGATGACGGCCGTTTCGTGTACAACGTTAGGGGTACATTGACGTCAGGTCAGATGAATACTTCGCTCACTGGGGTGTTGATCGTCACTGGAATTCTCTACAAGGTTGTCAAAAGTAGGGGATTACGTTTGCTTAATTGCGGTGATGATTGTACGCTATATGGTGAGAAGGGAAGGATGGTGGGGATAGTCGAGGAGCTTGAGTCGAGGTTTGGGGAATTCGGTATGAACATAGAGGTTGGTAGCTTGGCCACAACTATGTCTCGTTCAGAATTTTGCCAGATGAAGTTACTCAATACAGGATCCGAATATAGAGTTATGAGGAACATTAGTGCTTTGTTATCTAAGGATTCAGTGTGTATCGATCACGTTACGGCTCCGCACAAACTTGCGGCATGGTGTAAAGGCGTTGCGAAAGGGGGTCTGGCTTGTTTTGACGGACTTCCAATTGTGGCGAGTTTTTACCGTTGCTACTTACGAAACTCGGAGAGTTTCTTCAGACGCGCAAAGCTTTCAAAGCGTCAGATGAAGCGTGTTAGGGAATTCGAGTTGAAAGTTGAGGAAGACTATTCATATTGGGGCGGCTCCGTTGACCATCGGGGTTGTTTGATCACAGTAGAAGCCCGTGTGTCGTTCTATGAGGCATATGGTGTAACTGCTGTCGAGCAAGTAGCATTGGAAGAGTACTATGACGGATTGTCGTTTGACGTCAGGGTGCCAGTTGAAAGACCTGTTCTGCCAACTGAACTTTCATTGCTTCTCTAATAAACACCATTGTACAGTAACTCTATCATCAACATTAATATCATCATATTTATTACAATTGGTCATTGGGTCTTGTCGTGTAATCGCCCAAAACGTTCCCGATAGGGGTAAATAATTACGTGCTAAACAGAATGCCGAGAGACTGCACGGAGCTCCTATTAGTCGCGACAAGATGAACAGTCCCATAGTCATGTGGAATCCAATACAAATGGCTAAGAAAAATCGACAACAAGCAAATCCTAATTCTAAGAAATCTAAGAAGAAGGCTAACAAAGAAGACCTATCCCAGGTGGGGGCGATAGGAAGAGGGTTGAGAATGTTAGGTGGGCTTGGCGGGGCTACTGCTGGCAACTTAATAGGAATGCGAAATGAGGGGGCTAGTGCTGGGAGGAATCTTGGCGCTAGATTGTCAAAATGGATGGGTTTCGGCGATTACGAGATTAAGAGGAATTCTCTCGTCAATCGTGCCCCAGGTAACTATTCAGTACCAGCGATGCATTCGACAAACCAATCGGTTATTGTCAGACATCGTGAGTATATTATGGACATTTGTTCTTCAGCCTCCGGTCCTCCAACAACGTTTGGACAACCTAATGGCGGAATTACAACTCAATCTTTCCAACTTCCGATCAATCCTGGTCTCGAGGGGACGTTTCCATGGCTTAGCTCTATTGCTCAGCAGTATCAGGAATATTCTTTCAAGGGCCTTGTCTTCCATTATGTCACCAACTCTGGTGAATTGGTTACAACCACACAAAATCTAGGAACAGTAATGTTCGCCACTCAATACCGTTCTGGTGCTCCTGCGTTCACTAACAAGATTGATATGTTGAACCAGTATTATAGCTCAGACGGTAAACCATCCGAATCTTTCTGTCATGCCGTTGAGTGTGATCCTAAGGAAAATCCATACCAAGTACAGTATGTACGAACCGGGGCCTTGCCAGCCAATGATGATCCTAAATTGTATGATTTGGGTGTCTTTAACTGGGCGACACAAGGCATGCCTTCGAACGCCAAACCAGTATTGGGTGAATTGTGGGTGACTTATGAAGTCGAACTCAAGAAACCTATATCGGCAGGTGCAAGAGGTGCAACTATACCAAGTGC